CTACGGCTTTTGCACACCGTTTTCAGACTGGAAAACAACCAGTCTCCCGCGCTCTTTCTCGACGTGGCGCGTGTAATGCTCCCCCATCTTTCTTGAGCGGTCTCCCAACGCGTCTGCAACGATGCCAGCATCGAAACCCATGCGTCGGATAGCCGCTGCGTAGGTGACGCGCAGACCATGCAGAGTGCATCCTTCACGGATCAGCCCATCGGCTTTCAGGCTGCTCAGGTAGTCGCTAACCGCCCCCTGCATTGCTTTTTCGTTCTTCCACGGGCGACCGTCGCTGTTCAGGCAGATCCGCGGCGATTTCATTCCCAGCGTCTCGAGGTGGCGCCGTGTCTCCGATGCGCAAGGGAACCAAGCCGGCTCCTTGTTCTTGCGGATGACGATCGAGAATGCCTTCACAGTCGCCGCGTCGTTGACGTAGTGGTTCCAGGCAAGGGCGGAGCAGGTCTGGCCGCGGAAACCTTGATAGCGCGCGAGGATCAGTGGCGTCAGGATGTGGTCCGGGGCGAGCCATATCGCTGTCTGGACCTCAATACCGTTCCACTCATGATTCGCGTTGGGGTCGGCACTATGAAGCTTCTCGACTCCGCCGGCTGGGTTCTGGACGATCTTGCCGACCTTCACCGCTTCCTTGAACATCGTCGACAGGTGGCTGACCAGCTTGTCGGCGAACCGATCCCACTTGTCCTTCGCAGCGCGATTGCGCATCGCGTATATGCTTGGCTGGTTGATCACCGAGACGGGAAAGTTTAGGACCGGCCCGGCCTTTTCATGCCGCGCGGCGTCCAGATAGGCGAAGGATTTTTCGTAGTCTTCCTTACTGGCATCAGACAGCTTGTCCCAGCGAGGGCACTCTTCCTTGAACCATTTGATGATCGATCCGAGAGTGCCTTCCTCATAGGAAGGCGTGCGGTCTCTGCCTTCAGCCTGCAGGTGCTTCAAGCGGAAGTCATGGGTGGCGATCTGTCGATCGAGCTGATCGCGCGTGCCCTCGAAGCCCTTGATGAGGCTCTCGCCGGTCGATCGATAGGAGACGTACCATTTCCCGCGGGATCGGCGAATGTTCAGCCCTTTAAGCTGCACCCTTACCACCACTGAAGAAGTCCTCGAATTTCACCACCGAAGACTCTTTACCGTTTGGATCGAGAGATGACATCCATTCATCGAGGCGTTGGCGAAGATATCTGTGCCCCCAGGCGGACGAGGTGTAGGTCAGTGGCCTGACAGGGCAGATCTCCTTGAACGTATCGACTGACAGGCCGCAGTAAGCTGCGGCCATCTTTTGGTTCATTGCTGCCGGCCAATATGGCAAGGCGTGCTGTTCCTTCGCCGTCATGTCTCGCTCCCTTCGTCTGCGGGGTGGGCCCCCACCTCCCTCGTTGGGGGCGATCGGTCGCAGTGGGCCTTAAGTCCCACTGGGCGTTCAGTACGAATTTGACCGAAACTCCCGACACCCTCTAGGGTTTTCATGGCATCGCAAACTGGAGCTTGATCACCATGCAGAGGTTCTTCCTTCACCTGAAGCATCTTGACCAACTCGTTCCTGATCGGGAGGGGGTTGAGCTGGTGAGTGTAGGCGCGGCAGAACACGAGGCTATGCAATCCATCCGCGACATGGCCGCTGAGGCCCTGCGGGAGGAAGCAGATTTTACGCTCCAGAGCATTCGCATATGCGACGGCAAGGGCGAGATGCTTGCCGAAGTCTTCTCGCAGGATGTTTTGTCGAATGTATTCTCGCCTGCTGTCGCGCTGCTGTGACACGATGTTCCGTGCTCGTGCAGCTGCTCGCGCCGCACGAGAACCTTTCAGGAACCGATTATAGCGCTGCATGTGGATGGACTCTTCCGCAGCGCAGAGTAAAGTGTTTTTATCGTTGGCAACCGACCAGGTAGGCGCCGACGACTGAGGGCAAGATGCTCCCGCCTGCGATGCGACAGGTGGAGCCAAAATGGCCTCCGACGCTTTTACGGGCGATGAGGATCGGCCGGACTTGCTCCGGCTGCTTAAGACGTGGGCAGGCACGTTGACTCCCTCTGCAGAAGTTCGCGACCAACTGGTAAGAGCGACTATCGAAACGGCCGCACTGGAGCCGCATCTTCTCGAGAGCCCCATCAACGAGGCGTTCCTTCGCATCATGCGGGAGATGGCGAGAGAGTTCCTCGTCCCAGACCTTGAGTAAGTGCATGATCTTAATGTGGGATGGTTCTTGCTAGATTGCAGCAGAGCACTTTGGACTAATTGAGAAGGAGAGTGTAGCAACAGCCTTGCGGAAGGTACCGGTTTGGTCCATTTGCACCCGGCGAAGTGGTCGCAGGGAGGCAACAACTTTTGCTTAGACAATATCAATCCGAGCGCCCGATGATTGATGGCAAATATGCGATCTTCTTCGCAGAGGACTTCGACAAGATTCCTCAGGTCGCACAAGAGCGCTACCACCTTTACTCCGTTGATTTGTACCCGTGGAACAACATCCCTGAAATCGAATCGGACGTGAGAAATGCCGGCTACACTTGGGGCGTCGAGGTGCCTACGCTTCCGGGGGAAGGTCGACGAGTGACTTCCTTGGGGCAGCGTCTGAAGCCTATGAAGGATCATGACTGACTTCCCTGCTCGCTGCGGATGGTAGCGGGAACACTCGCTCCCCTTCTGGGTTTGGATCAACAACCCGGATGGAGACGATATGCCCAGGTATTATTTCCATACTCGCAGCCATGGCTCCTTCGAGAGAGATACGGAAGGAGCTGAGTTCCCCTCTCTCGACGACGCCTACAATGAGGCCATTCAGGCCGCTCGGGAGATACTCGCGGAGAAGGTTCTGGCCGCCGACGCGATAGATGGGCAGCACTTCGAAATCACTAACGAAGACGGAACGGTGCTTCGCGACGTTCCTTATCGCTCCGCTCTCCGGCTGGAGTAGCCTGTCCTCATCCGCTTGAGGCGCTGCTTCTAACTGGTCCGGACGATGGCTTTTGTTAGACTCGCTCGCGGACGGAAACCGTGAATTGCAATTGAAAGGTCCCAAACGCCAAGCGTGTGCATGATTGTTCGTCCTCTGTTCGTCCTTATTCTCCCCTACGATCCCCGGCGCTAATGTACGCGCCTCCACATGTGTCTCGAGCTCTGGGTCCATGACCTCGCTATAGCGGTAGGTGCTAAACTCTCCACCTGGCAGCTCGTCGCCAGTTTCGAGATCGACGACGGGTGATCCCTCCAGGCACGCGGCATGGCAGGTGCCTTCCGTGATGTCGGAAGCGCAGATGTCTTCGGGCTGGAACGGCTTGGCGTAGATTGGGCAGAGGTGGGTGTCATTGGTCATGGCTTCTGCTCCTGTGCGAAGCTCGCGGGCCGGTACAGCTGGCGCGGTGGAAGTGGTGCTTTCGTGTGCCGGCTGGCTGCCTTCTCCGTCTGTGGGAAACCCGCACCGCGGAGCGGCTTGGCCGGCGCAGTGCGGGCGCCGATGTGCTTCTGCCGGATCGCTGCAACCTTCGCCTTCTCGGCAACATCGCGGGCCGTCTTTTCCTTGTGGCACTTGCGATGGGCCGGGCGGAGGTTCGCCTCGCGGTTCTCGCCGCCGTTGATAAGCGCGACTACGTGATCGAGGTCCCATTTCTGCGCGGTCTGGATTTCGCAGCCGCAAAGGTGGCAGCGGTTGTCGCGGCCGAAGATGCGCTGCCGGACTTTGCCGGGCGCGCGGTGATCGTCATTCTTGCCGATCCACTCGGGGACACTTCGCGTCATCTGCCCCTCCCGATCTTGGCAGCCAGCTTTGCTAGGGCGGCAAGCTGGGCGGTGATCTCGGCAAGCGTCTGCCGAGCGTTGCCGTGAACGGGTTCCGCTATAGGAGCCGCGAGCCGGTCATCGTTCGCGCTAACGACTTCCACACCCCACTTGCTGGCGAAGGCTTTACGCTTGGCGTCCATGACAGGAGCGAACGGATCCGTTGCCTTCTCAGGCAAGCGGCGGGTATGGCCGGAGACTTTGGTGGTCTTGGTCATGCCACCCTCCAATCGTTTGCGCCTTCATGGAAGCCACCACGGATCGTCTCGGTGAGATGGATTCCGTTGGTGTCGCAGAAGGCGATTGCATAGGTGATCAGGCTCGCGGCGCGGCCGACTGACATGCGGGCCGTGCTCTCGCGGATATTGACGAACTCGTTTTCGAGGCCAGGTACGATCTCGACGTCGCCAGCCGTCGCGACGGTATGACCGGAGACGAGCAAAACCTTCCAAGCTTCAGCATCACGGCGCTTGCCGGCCCATGTCATCTGCGAGTGGGCGATGTCAGTGCAGATGGCATGGAATTTTGCGTTCTGGTCTCCGCTGCGCGTCTTCGGCCCGATGCTGATCGCGCTGCCTTCGTCGGCAGCCGCGACCGCACCAAGCGCGTTCGCGCGGACCCTGTCGTTGATGAGGATAAACCGTTGGCGCTGGGTCAATGGTCAGCCACCATTCATCGGATGCAGTTGAGCCAGCCGCCGGCTCTTGATGGCGTATGCCGCATCAATCATGTCGCTGTGGCCTTCTGTCTCCAGCACGGCTGGCGCGTCGAAGTCGTTCCAGATCTCTTCGACGCTGGCTTCATCGGTGGCGCCAGCAAGTGCAGTCTCGATCTCCTCGAGATAGTCGCCCAGCGCGAAGTCGGCATCGGGCTGCGGATCGTCCTTGGCCGGCTCGGCATCGATGGTCTTCGCGGACGGCGGGGCAGGTGGCTTCGGCGGCTTGGGTGGGGTCGGCTTGCTGGCAGTGGCTGCCGGCGTCACGTCGCGCATGTCTTCGGCGTCTGCGATCTCGCGAGCTTCGAACTCATCACGGATGCCGCCGAGCACATCACCGAACAGTTCGCGAAGGCAGTAGCCGGCCGCGCGCCATGCCATCATGCGCTCACGGAATTTGTACCACGGCGCATCGTTTGGCTGGCCGTCCTTCCAGATCTTCTGGTTGTTTTCCCAGACCTGCTTTCGAACAGTCGGGCGGTCATCCCAAAGGCCAGCGCGTTCGGCCTGCGCCTGGGTGAACTCGACGCGGCTTTCTTCTCCGGTGTCGCTTCGCTTGGCGTGGCAGTACCCGACCATCTGGCCGTCCCGGATCTCGTACCCGGTCTTGAGGAATGTCACCTTGCCCGACTGGCGCACGACATTGATCAGGCCGTCGCCGTAGAGCGCTGGCTTACCGTTGATGACGGTGAAGCTCCGAAGGCTGACCATAGGCTTAAGGCCAAGCTCGGCGCCCGACATGATGCAGACCGCGACGGCGCTTGCCGCATCGTCGCCCGTCTTCTTGCCGATCAGCGCGGCTGGCGCCAAGCCAGAGGCCACCACCGTCCGCGCCATGCGGAAGGTTTCTTCGAAGGTCTGCGGCACGATTGCCATGACCTGGCCGCCACCGGAAAGTGCTGGAACGTGTGCGTTCATGATCAAGCTGCCCTTTGTTCTGACGAGATCTTCATGCCGGCCAGCTCGACGCCGGAGCGCGCCGCGCGGTTCGCCAGCGTCTCGACGACTTCGCGGATCTCCGGCCGGTCCTTCAGCGCCAGCAGGAGCTTTTCGAAGTCAGTTATCTCGGCGAAGACGAAGGTGCGGAGGGAGACCTTGGCGCCAGTCCGGCCTGCGCTGGCGTTACGGGCTTGCGCATCCCGTTCAGCTTGCGCTGCCTGATCCGCAAGGCGCTGAGCCTCGGCAATTGCGTTGTTGCGCTCAGCGATCGCGGCAGCATCGCTTTCGTTGTCGTTCTTGGCCGAAGCCTGCTCTGCAGCGACCCGGGCCGCATCCGCCTCACGCTGAATGCGGTCTGCCTCGGCGCGCGCGGCGGCTTGCCGGTCCCGCTCGATCCGCTGCTGCTCCCGCAGAAACGCATCCAGGTGGCGCTTGAGCTTCTTGCTCAGCGCGTCGGGATCTTCCTTCAGTTCACGCCACTTGTTGTCGACGTTCCGGCCTGCATCCAGGTGCGGCTGCTTCTCGACCTTGTGCAGATCCGTCGCCTTTTTGGCGATCGTCGAGAGGCGCTTCGACCAGACGGCCGCGCGATCGGCGTCGGACTGCGTCTTGATCGGCTGCTTGAGGAAAGCTTCGGCCTGCTCCTTCTCGGCGGCGAACTCCACCTGCAGGGCCTCGAAAGGATCGTCAGGAAGGTTGTGGCCGATGGCCGGCGCTTCCGGCTCGTCGTCCCAGCCGGCTCCGTCAATGGCCTTGGTATAGGCCTCGTAGCTGATCGGGTTGCGGCAGCACCAGGTCCATATCTCCGCTGCATTCACGACGCGCTCGCCGCGCATTGCATGCCACTCGTCGTCGAACCAGATGGCGACCGGCTCCCACGGCTTGTCCTTGAAGCGGGTGCGGTAGTAGCCCTGCTGCGGGTCGCTATCGTGGATCGGGCCGAAGTTGCCGGCGAGGGCTGCTTGCCACCATGCCCAAGCGTTAACGTTGGACGACATGAACGTTTTCCTGTTCGATCAGCGCCTGGCGCTTGAAGTAGTTGTCGAGGGTGATGCCGCAGCCGATGGCGACGGTCAGGTAAAGGGAGATGAGGAAGGCACCGACGAAAGTGCTAGCGCAGCGCTTTGCGGCGACAGTCTTCGCCGGCCGATCGAGGATCTTGATGATCGGCACAGCGGCGCTCTGGCATTCATTGGTGCAGGAGCAGCCGTTGAAGGCGCGGATGGAGCAGGCCTTGCTCATGCCGCATGCTCCAGATCTTCCTCGGCATCATCCTGACGGTCCCGGAGCCAACCCTTCACGGTCGCGTCGGTCGGGACTTCCATCTCAGCGCAGAGGCGGTCGAACTCTTCGCGCTCGCTCTCAGTGAAGACGTTCACATCGACGAAGCTCTTCGTGAGGAAGCGGCGGCGCATAAAGCTGACCAGCGTGCGCATCTCGCGAGTGTCGAAGTTGTGGGCTGTAATTGCTGCTGCGGTCTGCATGTCGATCCTCACTGCTGGTTGGCGTCATGTGAGAATGAACGTACGTTATGTACGATAGATGGTCAAGTACGTTTCGTACGATTGCTGCAGAGTCGGAAAAATGCACTGGTGTCGAAAATCGATTCGACTCTCTCATCAGCTTCTGTTTTGTTAGAACAAAAGGAGAACAAAATGGGCCTCGCAGTTCTGAAATCCGCCGCGCCGTTCACTCTGCATATCCGTTGCGAGAACTGTCTGAGGCCAAGCGAAAAGGTCGTTAAGATGCCGATCGGAGATGACGCGCCGCGCGACCCGGACGAGCTTATCGACAGCGTTTATCTGGAAAGCATCCCGTTTCGTTGCCAGCCATGCGGAAGCGTAATCGGCCGGCTGGTCGGGGTCACAGGAGGAAATTCATATGGATACTGAAAGAGAAGTCCTGCAGTTCATCATCGTCCCGCCGTACGAGCAGCGCGCGGCGGTCGCGGCGGCAAAGGAAAGGATGGAAGCCTATCTCGGCAATCGCTTCCCCGGCTACGGCTTCAAGGTCGGGCCATTCGCGCCGGTTGGGGACGAGGAGGAGTTCTGTGTCCTGCCGGTGATGAACTTCTTGGGCGACGACGGGCAGAGCTATATGTGCGTGTCGCCTAAGCGGTGGTTTGTTCAGGAGATCGCGGACGCTTGTAGGCAGTTCGATCTCAAAGGGTTGCGCCACTTTGCGGCATGAAACTGTTAGGTGAGTATCAATGATCAGCAGCTATCTTGGGCTTATGAGAGAAAGCCCTGTGCATCTAACCTATACGCTCGACACGAAAGAACCGGTCGAGCTTGGCGACTTCGTCGCTCAATTCGTTGCGATAGGAAACGAGTTCGAGCGCTTCGTGAAGGAGCAGCACAAAGACTTGGCCGGGGACGCCTCGTTCTTCGTCAAGGAGGTGCGCAAAGGATCCACGATCGTCGATATGATTCCTGCGATGGCAGTCGTCGCGCCATTCATAGCGAACGCGGATCAGGTCTTGATAGTCGAAGATTTCGTTAGACGATGGGGTAAGAGGCTCTCAGCCTTGATCAACGATCAAAAGAAAGATGCTCCAACTACTCCGCAAGAGTTCAGGGATTTCTCGAAAGCTGTCACAGCGATTGCTCGCGATCCTAACGCTACATCGCGGCTAGAGGCTGCAGTGTTCGAGGACGGGGCAAGGAAAGTCCGCTACAGCTTTGAGTTTACTACAGCTGAGGCGAGAGCAGCCGAGAAAGTTATTGAACATCGCCAGTGA